GGCCTCGACCAAGCCCGATTACACCGGCCTGCAACTCCAGACCTCGGTCAACACGCTGCCGGTTCCGATCGTCTGGGGACAGACGAAGGCGGCGGCCAACGTGATCTGGTACCAGAATTTTCAGACGCAGGGCGGCGGGAGCGGCGGCAAGGGCGGGTTGTTCGGGAGCCCCGGCGCCTCGACTTACACCTACACCGCCGACCTCATCATGGCGCTTTGCGAGGGCCCCATCTCGGGCATCGGCATCATCTGGAAGGACCAATCGACCTATACGCTCGCCGAGCTCGCGCTTACCCTGTTCGAGGGGACCACGCCGCAAGCGGTCTGGGGCTACCTCGCGTCGGAATATCCCGCGCAAGCCTTGGCCTATCAGGGGACGTGCTACGTTTGCGCGGCGAGCTATCAGCTCGGCGACAGCGCGAACATAGGCAACCACAACTTCGAGATCCTCGGCGCGCTCGCGGGCACCGGGATCAATGGCGTCGACGCCGATCCCGCGCTGGTCATCAACGACTTTTTGACCAACCCGCAATACGGCGCCGGCTTCTCGGCCGCGAGCCTCGACGCGACCACGCTGTTCGGCTCGGGCGGCGACGCCTCGCTGCAAACCTATTGCAAGGCGATGGGCATCGCGTTCAGCCCCGCGCTCGTCGATCAGGAGCAGGGCTCCAGCATCCTCTCCCGCTGGCTGCAAATCCTCAATTGCGCGGCCGTCTGGAGCGGCGGGCAACTGAAGTTCATTCCGTTCGGCGACTCGGCCATCATCGCGGGCGACGTCGTCCGCGCGGTCCAGTTCGCGGTGCCGACACCGGCGCAGGCGAGTTCGGGCGCGACGCCGCCGCCCGCGATCACGGTTTGCCCGGCCGCGCAATTCGTCGCCGACGGCGGCGTGACCTACGCCTTCACCGGGGTGGCGCTTGGGTACATCGGCGCCGTCGCGCCCTCGAGCGCGGGCAGCTACGGGCTGTCGCCACAAGGGACCTATCTGTTCGCGGCGGCCGACGAGGATCAAGTCGTCTCGATCACTTACACCTACGCGATACCGACCAACTACATCCCCGATCTCACGCCCATCTACGACCTCGGCGACATCGATTTCGTCGACGAGAAGGGCGATACGGATCCGGTCCTGGCATCGCGGCTCGATCCCTTCTCCCTGCCGACCATCCAGCGCGTCGAATGCCTCTCGCGCGCCAATCAATACGGCGCGACGCCCGTCGAGGCGCGCGATCAATCGCAGATCGAACTCTACGGACCCCGGGTCGGCTCGACCATCCAGGCCCACGAAATCTGCGACGAGGTGAATATCGGGCCCGTCGTCGCGCAGACGATCCTGCAACGCGGGCTCTATGTCAGAGCCCATTTCACGTTCAAATTGTCCTGGGAATACGGCCTGCTCGATCCCATGGACATCGTCACGATCACGGACGTCAATCTCGGTCTCGCGAACTATCCCGTCCGCGTCGTCACGATCGAGGAAGACGACAAGGGGCTTCTGACCGTGACGGCCGAAGAGCTCACCGTCGGCGTTTCGACTCCCGTGCTCTATCCGAACGCCGGTCCCTCGGGCTTTCTGCCCAACCAGGCGGTCGCCGCCGACCCCGTCAATACGCCGCTGATCTGGGAGCCGCCGCCCGCCTTGAGCGGGGGCGCCGCGCAACTCTGGGTCGGGGCTTCGGGAGGATCGGACGGCGCCGCCGATCCCAACTGGGGCGGGGCGGCGGTCTGGGTCTCGCTCGACGACGTCACCTATTCGCAAATCGCGACGATCACGCAGCCCCTGCGCCAAGGCGTCCTGACGGCGGCGCTGGCGCAAGCGACGGGTTGGGATGCCGTCGACACGCTGTCGGTCAACCTGTCGGCGAGCGGCGGCGCGTTGACGGGCACTTCGCGGGTCGGGGCGCAAAGCGGCGCGACGCGCGCGTTGGTCGACGGAGAGCTGCTGTCCTACGAGAGCGCGATCCTCATCGCGCCGAACAGCTACAACCTGACGGGACTGCAGCGCGGGATTTATGGGACCTCGAGCGCGGCGCACGCCGCCGGCGCGCCGTTCGCGCGATTGGACTCGGCGGTCGTCAGCTACACGCTTCCGGCCAACTACATCGGCCAGAGCCTCTACTTCAAGTTTCAGAGCTTCAACGTCTTCGGCGGCGGTTGGCAGAGCCTCGCGGCCTGCGCGGTCTATCTCTACACGCCCTCGGGAGCCGGCGAGACCTCGCCGATCACGGCGCAACTGACGACCGGCTTTCCCGTCGATCTCGGGCTCGTCTCGACGTCGAGCGACGTCGCGGACGATTTCGGCAATCTCTCGACGACGCCGACCAGCTCACTCGACCTCGGGACCCTCACGTCATGAGCGAACAACTGCGCCTGCGCGGCGACACGGCGGCGAATGTCGCCGCCTACACCGGCCCCCAGCGCGAAACGGTCGTCGACACCACCAACAACCGGCTGGTGGTTCAGGACGGCGTCACGCCCGGCGGCTGGCCCGCCGCGAAATTGTCGGAAGTCTCCAAGGTCACGCGAGCCTCGATCGCCGCGTCCTATTCCGCGCTGACGACGGATCGGTTGATCGCGGTCGTCTCCATCGTATCCCCGATCTTTGTCACTTTGCCCGCCGCCGCCAGTTTCCAGGCCGGCGCGCGGCTGCTGATCATCGACGAGAGCGGTTCGGCCTCGTTCGCCAAGCCGATCGTCGCCATGCCCCAGGGAACCGACGTTGTGGTGGGCGCCTATTCGGCGACGATCAACGCGCCCTTCGGGTTCCTCGAGTTCGAGAGCAACGGCGTCGGTCAATGGACAATGTCGGACGGCGCCGCCGCCGCGTCCGGCTTCACATCGTCGGCCGCGTTCGTCTCGACCTCCTCCGCCTTTTCCGGTCAGGCGACGATCGGGCTCTCGCAGCCGGTCACGCCGCTCTCCATCGCGGACCCGCGCCTGAAGTCAGGCATGCGCCCCGTCATCTCGCCGCTCAATCCCTACGCCGCGAAGACTGGGCTCATCGTCGGCGTGACATTGACCGCCTTCGCGGCGGGCAGGTTCGACGCCCTCGCGATCGTGACGACCTTAGACGGTCGCGTGGCGCCCGCGCAGGCGGCCCGAACGCTACTCACCCTCAATTACATCGGAGCCTAGCAAATGTTGAACGGTTTCGTCTCCTCCTTCACGCAGCGCCCGGCCAAGACGACGGACGGTCCCTCCGAGGTCACGCCTCGCGGCAATGGTTACGGCGAGAGCATCAATCAGGTCGCGAGCCCCGACGGGCTCGACGTCGCGCTCAACGAGGGCTCCTATTACGCCGGGGTGATGTCGGGATATGTCGCGGGCACGGGATTCACCGCCGCCGCGCAGACCTCATTCTCCGACACGTCGGCAATGCTGATGCTGAAGAGCGCGGCGGCGACCGCGGGCGCGCCGGTCGGCGTGCGCGTCGACACGATCAAGCTGATCTGCTCGAACGCGGGCGCGGGCGTCACCGCGATGCGCCTGGTCGCGGTGCTCGACTCGATCTCGCGGTGGCCGGCTTCGCCAGGCGGAACTTCGCTCGCGTTCAGCGCCGCCAGCAACATCGGCTCGCAGCAGGGTTCGATCAGCCAAGGCGTGATCGGCAACCTCGTCCCCGGCGCGGCGACGGGCAACAAGCGCATCGTCGGGCAGTGCGTTCTCAAGGCGGCCGCGCCGGTCGTCAACGACGAGTTCATTCTCAGGTTCTCGAACGCCGCGCAGCCGTCCGGCTCGATCTCGGCCTCGACCGCGTCGACGATCGTCCGACACATGGAGCCGCTCATCGTCGCGCCCGGCTGGATGCTGATCCTGCACGCGTTTTTCACCGGCGCGACGACGGCCCCGCAGTTCGAGCCCGTCGTCACCACGATCGAACGCTGAGCCGCGAGACCCCGACATGACCCCGACGTTCCTCAATCCACCCACGCATTACACCGTCGACGAATTCCGCGCGATGCTCGCCCGGTTGCGGCTCGGCGAGTGGCTGCCGCGTTTCCCCACCCTGCACAACACCAGCGTGCCCTCGCTCAAACAATGGCTCGGCATGGGCGCGACGCCTCAGGAACGCTGGGGCGGCAACCTCAATCGCTATTATCAGGGCTTGGGTTGGCACGCCGGCCCGCATCTCGTCGTCTGCCCCGATTATGTCTGGGTCCTCTGCGACCTCACAAAATCGGGCGTCTCCGTCTCGTGCTGGAACTCCGAGACCTTCGGGATCGAGATGGTCGGCAATTACGAGGTCGGCGGCGACGATTTCGCTTCCGGCGACGGCGCCAAGGTGCGCGATAACGCGGCCGCGGTTCTGGCGGCGCTCGGCCAAAAATTCGCCTGGGGCGACCTTTCGGACTTCGTCATCGGCGCGCGCGGTCTGCATTTCCACCACGAGTGCGCGCGAGATCACCACGCGTGCCCGGGATCGAAAGTGTCCAAGCCGGACATGCTCGCCCGCGTCCAGGCGCTCGCGAGCCGTCCCGGCGCCTCGCTCGTCGCGAGTCCGCCGCTCGAGGCCGCTCCGGAGGACCACGACGCCCCGCCGAAGATTCTCAGCGTCGATGACATCCAGGCCGCGCTGAACCGACTGGGCGCGCATCCCGCGCTGGTCGTCGATGGCGATTGCGGTCCCGCGACGATCTCGGCCATCAAAGCTTTCCAGGCCGCGCATCATTGTTTCGTCGATGGTTGGGCGGGCGTCGAAACCTGCGCCGCCATCGAAGCCGCGCTTCCGCGCGCGGCGTGACGTCCGCAAGCGTTCGCGGCGAGACCGCCGTCGCGACCCCAGCGGCGCGGGCGACGCATGCCACCGCGGCCCGCCCCTTCGCGGTCGCCTGAAGTTTCCACATTAACTCCACGGAGTCAGAAAATGCAAAAACCTCGCTTCTCGCGGGGCGTCGAGCCGCGCCTATGCCTCGGTCTCGCGATAGCGGCCGCCCTCATATGGATCGCGCGCCCACGCGAGCCTGAACCGGCCGCGGCAAGTCCGCCGGCCATCGCGGGGGGCGCGGCGTCTTCCGATTGCGAACTCACTCTCGAAGCCGCGCGCGCGATCGCGACCGACGCGAGGGAGAACGACGGCGCCAGTTACGTCGAGTACTCCGGCGACGAGGAGGCCAAAATCCTCGCGGCCGTGAACGCTCTCCCGCCGACCTCCGCCTGGCTCGATGAGATTATTCTCGTCATCGCGCGCCCGGGCCAAACCAAGGTCGCGCTGGCGCACGCTGGCTGCGTGGACAGAGCATTCCTGCCGCCTCCCGCCGCGTGGGACGAACTCGTCAGGCAGGCGCTGGGAGAGAGATCATGAAGTACGGTCTCCTCCTGGCGGTCGTTTTCGCGACCGCCGTGTCCGCCCAAACCTATCGCGACAGCGGGGGAACGGTGGTGCCGGGCGTGATCCCGCTGCCCTATGCCTACTTGCCATTGCCGCTCGGTCAGCACAATGTCGCGCCGACGTCGGCGACGGGACTCATCGTCCCAAACGGCGCGCGCTACGCGACGGTATGCGCGTCGACGGC